CAAAATTAACAAGATATCTATTCTCATCCACTACCAATGGTTTATCAGATATACAATATTGTTGTGGTGCATTATACTCCACAACTTCAGATTGTAAATCTAAGAAAGAAGTCCTTTGAGGAGGATTGACAGGATTAGCAAATTCCAAATTATCAGCTGCACGTATAGAAGTTAAAACAACTATATCAGCAGAAGCAACAGGAGATGTTTGTCGTGTCAAAACTCTCATAGTAATTCTTCCATTCATGGTATAAGCCTCATAAGCTGGCAAAGCTCCCGCACCCGCAACGAAATTTACATTTCCTATACGAGAAACAGAAGGATCATCAGCTACATAAGTATTTTGCCATGGTGTAGCCTGCATATATGGAACTCTGAATTCAACATCAGTTTCTTCAGAAATATCAATAATTTGCGAATACACAACATTAGTAGCAGGATTGGATGCATAAATATCTCCATCTGGGTCCCATTGTACCACCGCTCTACCACGATGGAATTTAGAACAAATGAATCTAAACCTAAATATTATATCCCCTCTCCATGCTTTAAATAAACATGAAATATGAGATATAGGCGTACCTTGCACAGCAGAAACACCATTAATATTTTGTTGATTTACATGATAAGGTAAAACATTACCTCTACATATAAAATCACCAACAATATTGGCGGCTCCCCATGTGGAAATATTTAGTAAACAATCTCTTTGTATAATATTAGAGATCAACATCTCATCATCAGGCCCGATACCAGCAATTCTATTATCAATGGATAACTCTTGTTTAGGATCAAGAGTTAATTTTTCAATAGGAGCTGATATTTCAGTAGTTGCAAAGGAGTGAAATGGTAAACTTTTATATGGACAAACAGGCTCAATGTTTGGCACATTAGTAAAACCAAATAAACTCGATAAATTTGCAATACCTGACGATATCATAGTCGTAGCTTTAGCAAAAGGTCCAATCATAGGAACTCTCTCTAAAGCTCGAGATACTTTAGATACATTTGAAGCAACTTTAGACACAGGTCCATCATACTCATCAGCTTGTAAAGCAAGATTGAGTGTAGGACCATGTAATCTAACATCACTAGCCCAAGCAAATACAGTCAATGTTACATCATTTCCTGCAACCGAATTAGCATTTAACAATCCAGTCGCAGAACGAATAGCAAATTGACCCATATCTCTAAAGGCTTGTCTGGAATTCACAGGAATCCAATTCTTATGGAAAAAGAAAGGAGCTACAAGCTCACCACCTTGATTAGTTTGGGGATAAATCCAAAAATGTGGTCGTGTAGAAAGACCACTCAAAGCTTGAGCTGTATTATTTGTGAATCCAGAAAAAATAGTACTAGGAGTGAAAGCAGGTAAGGGATGATAGGAAGCCAATGCTGCTCCATAATAAAATGGAGAAGCATTGAGCACAACTTTAATATGTAGATTACAACTAATCCACTGAAAATTATCTATCTTCTTCTTTACCTGCGTAGAATTGAAAAACAAATCCCAAGGTTCAATATTCACATTTATGTGAGTACCTTCTGTCCAAGCAATAGATTGGATAACTAAAGGTCTACTCAAAAAATTTTGAATATCAGAATCAGGAACATAATCAGAATAATAAGTATTATCCCTAATTGGGTTAAACTTAATAAGTGAACCTGGATTTTCATCCAGATATCTGACTGTAACTTCCAAATCTCCACTACTAGCATTACCTGCAGCATCAGCCGCATGTGTTCCTGGCTCACTCTCATTAACCTCCTCACTCTGTAAAGATAACAGAGTGATATCGGCCAATGGAAAACCATCAACACCAAGTTTCTTCCTTCTATCTTGCTGATTAAGTATTAAACGTATTAATTCAGTACGTTCAAATACTGTCATGTCATCAATAATAGTAGGAATAACTTTATTCAATTGATGAAACATAGCTGCACGAGTCTTAGGAGAACCATATTGAATATGGTACAAATCCCAAGAAATTCGTTCAAATGTATCATCAAGATCAGGAGAACCATAACTCTCATTAATATCAAAATTAAAACAAGCAAGTAAATAACTACAATGGGAAATATTACTCATCCTTCCCCAAGGAAACATTTTACTTGTGGGGCAACAACACATCTCTAAATAGAAATTTTGAGGAACACTCAAGTAGCCCTAAATGTCTATAAATCCACTCTCATATACTATACCAAAATGAATAAAAGTATAAATCATGCAGTAACTATTTATAAACACAACAAATTTGGTTAAGATATTAATCACGGACACATGCTGACGCACCCGTTGGCTTCCGAGAAGCATTTTTATACCTCTCAGTAAGCTCTCTAAATGTAGGAAATGTAGATTCAGTTATATAAATTTCCAAATCTAATTCCCTACACATTTGCTTTAACATGGCAACTTTATCTTCAAAAATAATTTTTCCATAAAAAGCATATTCCATCACAGCACTAGAAATGACAGCAATACACTGTTCTTGCGCTGAAATGGTTTTAGAACGCACCCAAGTCATTAACATTTTCTCAATTGAATCATGATCTAATGGCGCAACATAACCTCCAAAATCCTCATCATATCTCCATGTTCTTTTTAAAAAAGAACATTCATCGATATGAATATAAGGAATACTTG